TTCCAAAGAAACTTTCTAATTTCGTTTACAGCATCTAATTTATAATTTGTCATTACATGTTCCTTCCATTAGACTGAACTGCAGCCTGAGCTAAATTTTTAACGGTAGCTGGAGAATAACTATATGATTTTGCTTTAATCATAGGAGGAATCATCATAGACTTTCTAGTTACAATTCTAAATGATTGACTTGCCCCAGAGTTTTTAATAGAGTTTCTAATAAGGTTTCCGCTAACAAAAAATTTATAAGTATTTGCAAACCCCATCTTTGCATATTTACCACCAGGATTTTGAACCTTAACAGATCTTCCCTGTTGCAAAACAATGTTACGATCTCCTACTGTAAATGCTAATCTTCCAGTAGGTGTTCTTGGAGTAATTAAAACTGGGTTTCCAGACTCCATAATAAAGGCTTTATTTCTAAAAACATAAACTTTTCCTTTAGTGCTATTTTTAGGAACAGAAGTCTTAGACATTTTAAACTCATAAGATAGGTTAAAATCAAATCCGTTATTCATGGTTTTATTTAACTTAAATAATCTTGCTGTTTTATCTCCGACCCTATTCCATTCATATACATGATGTAAGTATTTAGGCTTTGATCTTGCTTGCATATCAATATAGTTTCCTAGATCTGTACTTACTCTATTATAAACTTTATTTGTAAAACCTTCTTGTATGCAGGGTTCTGTAACCATATGTGACATAACTTGAGTTTGGTAATAAAGGGCTGCAGAAATTTTTTGAACGGTCCCGCCATGGTCTATGACTCCAGATGGCTTTGAGCCCTTCATAAGGGCTGCTAAGCCGTTAGAAGCGGATTGTAGAGCAGCAGCATTAGTCGCCAATTGTCTGGTTCTCCGATCTTGCTGCCATTAAATTGTACCCAAGGATATTTCCAAATGGATCTGTAATTGGCGTATTTCCAACTATTTCAAAAACTGTTGGAGTATTTGTAGGGTAATTTAATTCAAACCAAACAACTTCACCGTTAGCATTTCTAATATTTGTTATTTTATCTCTATGTGATATAAATTTGTCTACACGAATTTGAATTGCTTCTGTATCCTTAAACTTTGTAGAATATTTTTGTTTATCAGTTCCTCTACCGCTAGTTGAGCTGATGCTTCCTTTTGCAAAGCAGGATACAGTTGAATTATACGCCCACGTTTTTTTAAGGGCTCCAGTATCTGGGTCTTGTTCATCCTGTTGTGTGTAAACGTCTGCTTTCATTGACAGAATTGAATTTACTAGATCTATCATTAGATCACCAGCATTTGTTTAATAACGTATCCAGCAAGGATGTTGTCTACAAAAAAGTTTCCTGTTCCATTATAAACCTGTGGGTCAAATTCAAACTGCCAGTCAAAAGTCTGGATGCTTTTCACATATTTATTTTTCCATTGTGTGTCTTTATTGAAAAAGTCTTTCATTAATTCAATGGTTGCAATATTTACTTCATCTGGAACAAATTCCCAGCCAAACTTACCTTGAATTCTATATGCTACATCTTTTCTAAAAAATCCTTGAAATCCAATATCGTATACAGTTGGAGAAACCATACCGTTAGCTAAATAAACAGTATTGTCTCTATTAATTGAATCTCCTCTATCAACCTTTATTCCATACCCGCTAGAAACAGGAATAATGCTGTACCCAATATTATTTACATTGTTTGGGTTATCTATTAAAAGAATGTCGTTTGCATAAAGCTCATGGATATTATTTACTTTGTAAAGAGTTTGTACAGAATCATCTCCGCCACCATAAACTGTTACTGCGTCATCGTATAAATAAAACCAGTCATTTGTATAATTTTCAATTAACTTTCTTGCATATTTTTCAGCAAGCTTAAGTTCGTCGTACGATCTATAATTTTCATCGCTTGGATCAACGCCTATACCAAGAGCATCTATAGCCTCTGAAATGTTTACATATGGAGTGACTACATCAACATACGTTGTATTAGATCCAGCATTTCCCTGAACCTGATAAGACCATACCAACTTGAGTTTTCTATTTCTTGAAGTAATATTAAAAGGAAGAACTACTTCATAGTTTCCATTGTCTGTATCTAAATTAGTTGCAGTGTATGTTCCTATTGATACTTCTGGATTAAGAGATGGAATAATGGCTGGGTCTGAAGTTATATCGTAAACAGTAACGGTTACATTGCCATCAGCGTCTACTGGTTGACCTCCCCAATAGATTTTATGACGTAGTGGTCCGTTACTATTTACATATAATTCTGCCATTTGAAATTTTCGTTAAGCGTAAAAGTCCTGGACTTCCTTTGCTGTGGCTAAACGAAAACCCTCCTCTTTTTCAAAAATTTCTTCTGCCTTTTCTGTTGGCATTGCAACAAACGGATGCTCTCTTGTAAAAGTGTATCCTACGGCATCATATCTAAAGTTTGCTCTTGTCATTCTAACCAAAACTGTGTTTTCTGGCTGTTCCTTCTTTGGATCAAACCTCGGTGTCACTTCTTCCATTTCGACTGATTCATCTTCAATGTTTTTAATTGTCTTTTGGTAAACGTCCCATGTGACGCCTTCTTCTGCAAGTGCTGCTATAATTTCTGCTTTGTTCTTTGAGTTTGGTAAATCAACTGCAAAATCTTCAGCAATTTGACGAAGCTCTGCAATTTTCAATGTCGTAAATGACATATATTCTCCTTTGTTCTCATTAATTATATCATTGTAAGGTTAAAAGGTAAAGACCCCCAAAACTTATTAAATTTTAGGGGTCTTTAATAGTATCTTCTTAAATTAGGAAGCTACCTTAACGTTCTTTACGACTACCCAAGCATCTGCTTGTTCAATCTGAACGCCTACACGAGTGTAGAGTGTGTACTCAACTGAGTCCTTACGTGGCCAGAAGAATCTGTATACAGTTACATCACGCTTAATTCCAATAACTACGTTATTTGGGAATGAAAGGTGGATGTCACCATGATCTCCTGATGCACCAGTATGTGTACCAGTTTGAGTTTCCTTTAGAAGTGGGACTTCAACAATTGGAATACCAAATGCAAATGGTGCTACATAACCAGCTGGTCCACCAAGTGGAGCCACATCACCACGGATAACGCTTGATGCGATATCTTGTGGGATTGTCTGATTTGTACCAATGCTTTGCTGGTATAGGAAGTCCTGAATAAGGTTAGATCCTGCAAGGAAGCGTAGGTCTGTACGACGTTGCTTGTACTTACGTGGAAGTGCCTTAAGTGCTGAGTTGAATACTGCACGAGAGATATTAGCTCCCGCTGCATCTACAACATGGCCATTAGCCTTTGCCTTCTTGACTACACCATCAAATGCCTTATAAAGTGCATCTCCTGTTAGCGAAGCATCGCCATTGAGAACCAAGTCTTCAATGTCGTTACCTGCCTGTGTTGCCATAAGACGTGCAATATGATCTTCAAGATCTGGACCTTCGATATTGTCTTCAAGAGACTCTGTTGAGAGTTCCCAGTCAAGACGAAGCTTCTTTGTGGACAAAGAAATCTTGGAGAATGTAACGCCTGCGTTTGATGAAGTATCTTCGGCTTCAGAAGCGACTTTCATCAACTTCTCGCCTACTCCGATACGATCAATCTCAGTTGTGTCTGCCTTCATTCTAACTGTACGTGCGACTTTACCGATAACGGTTGCATCGAATACGTAGTCAAGGAATCGTGCTGACTGCTCTGGATTTAGGAGACCACCTGTTTGGGTAGCTCCAACGTGAATGCCAGTACCTGTAATGGACTGTCCATTCATAGATGTAGATACAGTAGTATTTGCTGCTACTGCCTTTTCTAATAGTTCATTGCTCATTTTATTTTTTCACCTGCCTTTTTAATTTAGAATGTCGTTCACGGAACCGAGGAAAGCGCCGCTCCATTTTGATTTCTTTACAAACTCTGTTGACCCGCCAAGGTCAGCAGACTTCTTAATTGCAGTATCGCCCTCTACTGCGTCGATTCTCTTTTCGACTGAATTGATTGTTTCACGAATACCTTTTACAGTTTCGCTCAAATTGTTGTGCTGTTCTGCCAACTCGACAATTCTTGCCTCAACACTCTTGCTAAAGGACTCCACAGTGTTTTTAACTTCTGCAACCTGTGCTGCATTTGTTTCTGCTGCCTTGCTAAGTGTATCGGACAAGAAGCCCTTGAGATCCCCTAGCATCTTTGCAAAATCAAGCTCTTCTGAAGCTGCTTCTGCTGCTGGTTCTCCTGCGGTATCGGCGGCAACTGAGTCTGCAGCTGGTGCTGCTTCTTCTGCAACTGCTGCTGCTTCTGCTGCTGGTGCTTCTGCTACTGCTTCTGCTGGAGCATCTGCTGCTGGAGCATCTGCTGCTGGTGCATCAACTGCTGGTGCATCAACTGTTGTTTCTTCTGTCATCTTTGTTACTTCTTCTGACATAGTTGTACCTCCTTTATTTACTTCGGTGTTGTTTTCAAGTTCATTTGCAGAACCAGAAATCTTATTAATGTGTTTCTCATAAACAAAACGAACTGCGTCCGATTTGTTAATATCATTGTTTTCAATCCATCCAATAATCTCCATTTGTTTGCCGCATGCTGTGCATTCACGAGATTGGAGTGCTTCTGAAACTACAATATTGTCATGCTCACAGAAAAATACGTTTGCTGCTGCAATTTCTGTAGCAATTCCTTTAAATACCATTTGTCCATTTACTTTTTCAATTGATAGAACATTGCAAAGTTGGTTAGCTGGAGAATCTACTAATGAAAGTTCTACTAGATCATAATCTTTAATAAATCTTACAGACGTTCCATCTGCTTTATTAACTTCATTATCCGACTCATTAATTCTTCCACCTATTGAGAAACCAGAAAGAGTGCCATCAAGAACTTTTTCCCAAGTATCTTGTGCACCCTTTGAAATGTATGTACTCACCCAAATTCCATCGTAAAAAGATTTTGACATTGGATCAAAAAAAGTTTCTGGTCTAAATGACAAAATTTTTCCGACTGCAATTGGCTGATGCATTTCACGAATGTTGCCTCTAAAGTTTTCAAACGCTTTAAGGCTCGCTTCTGCTGTGACAACATCGCCTGTTTGGTCTACATTGTTTAATGTAGCAAAACCTGAAACAGTTCGGTTCTCTTTGTTGACCTTTGTAAATGGTACGCTAATAGATAGACGATTACCATTACTAGACCAACTGGTCTTTTCAATATTCATACTGTATAAAGTTTATCAACCACTAGTTAAAAAGGCAAATAATAGTCACCTAAAAAAATGCTATTCTGCTTGCCTTCCGTCTCCCTTGGCATTACGACCTTCGCCAGAAATATCTGGAGAATTTGCTTGCCTTTCTTGAGAACGCTGTCTTGTATTTCCAGCCTGAGCAGCCTGTTCAGCAGCTTGATCGCCCTTCAAATCAACGACCTCATCGCCGCCTTCAAGCGGAATCATGCCCTTTCTGATTCTTACTTCATTAGGGGTAATTACTTGCATACGCAAATATCTTTCATCAATTTTAGACTGAGTATCCTCATCTGTAAGACTTAATTCGTTAAATTTAATTATTAAAGCATCTGTCTTTTCTTCAATAACCGCATTTAATTTCTTTTCAAGTCTCATCTGTGCTGGACGGCATACTTGCTCTTTAAATGTTTTATCTGCATCACGAGCAACTGCAAGGTTTACTCCTTCTGGGGTTCCAACCTTGTTAATTGGAACACGGTGTGCCAATAACATTTCATCTCTATTTGCTTTGCGATATTTATCAAATGAGCCTTCCTGAGTTCCAGCCTCAATTGGCTCCATCTTAAATTCAACTTTAGACTCTGGAGTATCTGCTGGCAGTGGAATATAAAGGGATCTATGGTTTTTACCCTTTAGACCTACCTGGAAAAATTCAAGCAATTTTCTTTCTGATTCTGGTGAAAGCTTTGCACCCTTTGCAGTAATAATATATCTTGGAACTGCTTTGTTTTCAAAATAGTCTAAGTTATATTTAGCTGCAAATTCATTTCCAGCCAAAGAGTTCTGTGCGGCAATAATGTCTGGAATTCCATAATATTGATTTACTGGAGTATATTTCTTTAGGTGAATAATTTCATTTGGTCTATCGTTACCGCCTAAAATTGGATTAGGAGTTTTTTGATCCCCATAGTTTCTAAAGAATACAAGCTTGCCATAAAGTAATTGAACAAAGCCATCTCTTGTTCTTCTAACTCTCATTGTTTTTGCAGGAATATGGCCAATATATCCAATGTCTCCACGGACTGTTCTTCCTATTTCAATATATCCATTACCTGTAGATTCGTAATCTGTCCAAACTTTAATTAATGTTTCTTGGAATGTATCTTCACTATTACATTGATCTAGCCAGTCCTGAAGATCTTGCTTTAATTTAGAAAGTTTTCTGCGAGCTCTTTCTAATTGTTTTTCATCCGTTATTCCATCAATAGCATCATTTGTTTTTCTAGTTTCAATAAATTGATAACCTAGACCAACAATGTTTGAAGTCTTTGCATTACATGCTGCATAGTTATATGTTGAAATTTCATAAAGCCTTGAAAGATATTCTAGATTATATACAGGCTCTATTACATCAAGAAAAGCGTAGCCAGTTATTGCCTGCGCCAAAAGGCTTTGCTGTGTTTCAGCACCATCTTTTCCAGTAAATGCTTTTGTAACTTCTCTGCTTAATTTTCTTCTAAATGCAGGAGAGAGCCCAGACATTTTTTGAAGCTCTTCTGCAGATAGTTTAAATTCATCTGGAGAACCCTCTTCTTGTAGTTTAGAAAATCTAACCATGTCTGCATATGTGGTTAGTCTTATTTCATTATCTAAAGGTTCTGTGTCTTCTTCATATGTAGACTTCATTTCTTACCCTTCCTCATTTCGTCTTTATAGACTCCAATATCTAATTGATCTGGAACTAGACCCCACTCAAGACGTTGCTTCTGATATTCAAATTCTTCGTCATCAATCTTTCTTCTTCCAGAAAGAAATTTTGGCTGTCCCTCATAAATTCCATAATGTCTGACCGCTCTAGCCAAGGCGTCTATCTTTGCCTTGTTGCCTTTCATGGAGGTGACAGAAAGAAAGTTTCCGTCGTCGTCGCCTATCCATCTGCCATCTGGCATTTCCCAGACATAGATTCCTAGAGTTGTTTCCTCTACAATCTGCTTATTCATGCTTTTAATATCCATTGTTTTATTTTACCATTTCATGACACATAAGTCCATCTTTTGTCAACCAAAATGACAAATTAGGCACTTGAAACAATTAAATAGTCTTGATTATAGGTTGATACAGAAGATTCTGTCAACGTCAATGACGAGTTTGAGGCCGAAGTAGAAGGTTTTCCACAATATAGGTTGTAGTGTGTTGTAATTTGGCTATCAGAAAGCTGGTATCTATAAAGACCAATATTCTGATAATTTGATACTGAGCCTAAAGGCATTGATGGAGAGTAATTAAATTTAAGGGTATTTAATATCGGATTTGTAAATACCAAGACTATATGATGGGGTTCCCCAAGAACTAGGTGGTCGGATATATTAGACATAGATGTTTTATTTACCCCGTTTATAAATACCTTTGCAATATTTGTTTTAAGCATTGCAGACCCGTTCCACCCAAATATTGTTTCTGGAGATCCAGTTGCTGAGGCCGAATAAAACATTGTTGTGCTGAAATAGTTAGACGGGGTAAACATTAATTCTACAGACTGAATTGTTTGATCTATGGCAATGTCAAATCCTCCCGTGCCTTTTGTTTTTAACCCTACATTTGGGTGTCTAATTAATACTGGATAGCTAAAATTGGCCAAATCGTATTCTCTTGCAGACTCTGCATAATACCCATAGTTATGGGCATAAGATTCTTTTTTAGAATAAAATGAAATCTTAAATAAAGATAACCTAGGAAAATCTTTTGTAGTATCTGCGCTAGTTAAAGTTATTTTAATATACAAAATATTGCTTCCAGTATAAGAGTCTTTATTAAACTGTGGCAATGAGGAATTATTGGTGCAAGGAAGCCATGTAGTGCCGTTTATAGACGTTTCTACCTGTATCCCCTTATCTCCCTTCCATTCTATTTTAGAAGAGCTTATATTGGCTTCCAATGGGATATTAACAAAATCTTCAATAATTAGATTTTTAGATCCAGGTACATCAGTTTCTTTAAATGTTATATATTTTTCTGTTTCATTATAATATGTATTTTCATCTATAAATGATTGCCATTGAATATCTTTATTATATTCATACACAAATACTGGTGCAATGTTTTGACCATGCATACCCAACAAGATTCCATTATCTGGGGCAACTATATGGATTGGCTGCGTATGGTCCAAACCAGCATAATAATGCTTATATACTTGAACTGGAGAAAGTCCATATCTATAGATAGCTGGTGCGTCTACTAAAAATGAATCTCCTGAGTTTGCTGGTCCAATATTAAAATCTATTGAATTATTTGAAAACTTAAAACCTTCAATATTTTTCCAGGCTACTAGCCCACCATCTATATAAATTTCCATGCTGCTAACATTATATTTGGCAACAACATGCATTGCTTTTTCTGAAAAAGATAGTTTATAGAATAATGATTCCCCGCCAATATTAAAAATGATATTTCCGTTTTCGTAAAAAATACCAATAGAGTTTGTAGAGTCTGCCAATAAAGGAGTTAGGCTTGTTGAATTTATTTTAGACTTAAACCATAGCTCTAAAGAGAAATCATTATCTGAATAATTACTTGTTGCAAATCCGCCTGGTCCATTGGTTTTATAATAATTATTTGAGGTATTTAATTCTATATAAGAAGAATTTGTTATAACAGTTGCATAGCTTCCACCATAAACTAATGGCATAATGTTAGAAGAAAAAGATCCCGTATATGTGCCATGATTTCCGCAGCCAGAAATATCATTTGCAGATGCAGATGGATGAGTTTCGTCCAATGGCAAGAAAACTATTGGATTGTCTTTTATAACATTAAGGTAGTATGACATATATCTCCATTATATAATAACCTGAACAGAAGAGCCAGCAATAGAATTGCCATAGTCTTCATTCCAACCATATGCTACTAAATTATATGTGCCAGCAGAAATTCCGTTAATATCATAAGCTCCAGATACGCTATTTGTAGACTGGTCATACCCAAATTTTTGTTCAACTGCTCCAGATACTGATCCGCCGCTTGTTGTTTGAATAATCAAACTAAGTGCTCCTGTGTTTGACCCCTTAGTTGCTGTAAAGTTAATATTGTTTCCAGATTTTGTAGCTGTATTTAAAACTGGTGTAGAAGATGCTGCTGCATAAGTTGTAGATAAAACTGCACTAGTTTTTGAACCAGAAGAATATTCGTTATTATTATTACCAAATATCTGAATATAATAATTTGTTCCAGCTGTTAATCCAGTAATTGATGTTGATTCTGTAGTAACAATTTTTGTTGTTATATAAGAAGATGATCCAGGTTTATATACACCAATAAAGTAGAATGGAGAATCTCCTCCAGACCATGCAATATTAAGTTGAGTTGATTGTCTTGGGTTTATTGTTCCGTAACCAATTGTTGTTGGTTGAATTAAGGATTTGATTGGTCCTAAAAAGTTATTTGAAGCATTTGCATAGCTGCTTGTTCCTACAGCATTTGTTGCAGCTAATTTTAATCCAACTGATCTTGAAACAGCAGATTGAGTAACAGTATATGTAGCTGCAGTAGCATTGATAAAATTATTTCCGTTTGAGTCAAACCATTGATAGGAATATGATGTAGGGCTATCTGTCCATGAACCTGGTCTTGCACTAAATTTTGATCCAACATATAGATTATCATATGTCATAGAAGGAGCAACAGTATTATTTGGAATAGCAATAGAGCCAGTATAATCTGAATATGAAATTGTAATTTCTGTATTTACAAGGGCTGCTGTACCAGAGACTGGATTTTGAGCATATATCTGTTGGTAAACTTTATTTGGATCTGATGTTGTTACCTGTGTAATATTTGAATATCCTGCTTGCTGTATTCTTGTAATCGCTTCTGATAAAGTTAATCCTATAACGTTTGGAACAGTTCCAAAAGATGGTGCAGATAAATATTGAGTAAAGTCTAGTCTTATTGTTCCGCCACCAGCCAATGTAGCTCCTGATGTTGGTGATTGAGCAGTTACATATCCTCCAGGATAATCTAAATAAAATTGGTTATTTGATGCAGACAGAGTTCCGTCTCCATACACATAACCAGATGCAGTAATAATTGATTTAGCTGAGTTTACAGAAATACCAACAAGATCTGGAACAACCTGTGTTGTTGAAATTGTTTGTACACTACTAGAAGCACCAGATCCTGCAGAGTTTACTGCTCTAATTGCAACTTGGTATGATGTTCCTGGAGTTAAAGATCCTACAGAGATTGGACCAGTATTGGTAAAAGCATTTACCCAGTTTACTCCATTATTTAAAGTATACTGATATCTAATAATTTCTGCTCCACCGTCATTTAACGGAGGAGTTAAATCAATTCTAAAAGATGTATTGGTAATAAATGATACAGTAAAAGATGGAGCAGATGGAGCTACAATTACACCGCCACCAGATCCAGATGTTGGTGCTTTTGTTACACCAGCAGAAGATGCAGAATTTCCCTTTGCATTAACAGCTCTTATATAAAATGTATAATTAACGCTATTTGTTAAACTGCTTACCGTAAATGTGTTATTTGTTGGAAGTCCAATATTTATCCAAGAGGCACCGTTTGTTATTGAGTATTCGTATCTTGTTATAGGGGATCCGCCATCTGCTGGAGTAATAAATGTAAGTGTAACAGCAGAATCTGAAGATGTAGCATTTGACCAAAGTGGTGCGTTTGGAACAGTGCTTGTATCAACTGGATTTGTTGTATATAAAATAACTTCAAGTCTTACGCTGGAACCAAAAGCTAATAGAGTTCCAGATGAGGCTGAGGGTGCTGGAGCTTGAGCAGATACATATCCACCAGCAGAAAGATATTGTTGAAAACCAATGCTATTTGAATAAGAATAATTTGGGTCTGGTGTAAAACCAGCATTTCTTAAAATAAGAGAAGCGGTATCATAATTTAATCCAACAAGAGAAGGAACGAATCCAAGTAACTGTCCAGTTCCTGAAGCAACTTTAATGTTTGATCTTGTTATTGGTGTATGTGAAACAATAGCATTAATATGTCTATATCCGTAAGAATTTACGTAATTAGTATTCCAATTAAATATATTTTTTGCTTTTATGTTGAGAGTGTTAATTACATTACCATACTGTTTGTATGCCATAGAGCGCCTCCCTCAACCCTATTATGCTACAACAGGATTAACTATTTCTACTCCAGAAAGAACAAAGTTTACTCCATTTGCAACGTTAGCATGTGCATAAATGGACTCTCCAGGATAAACAACTTGATTTAAATCAATTGTTAAAACTGTATTTGCGTCTACCTGAACATCTCCAAAAAGTTTATACTCTTCTTTCAAAACTTGCCCAGATGGCACAAGATACATTGAGAATGTTAAAAGGCCATTAAAAATATTTGTTACAAGCAACTGCTTCATTATTGATTTTTCATCAAACGTATAAATATTTACTGGTGTTGTTAAAAGTGTAGTAGGATCTCCAAATCTTTGTGGGGAATAGTATTCATATGATACTGGCATTATGCCTCCTAGCTACCGTAAGAAATTGACCATTTGGACATCATATCACGCTCTACGCCTGAAATTTCTGATGCTGTCAATACTCTGTTATAAATTAGAAGTTCTCCTAGTGCAAAATTTCCAAATGAAGATAAATACTTGCCGAGAGCTTGTCCGCTCATTCCAGATAATGCTCCAGATGCAGCACCTAAACCTTCATCTGCTGTATTTCTGCGAATTCTTCTTTCAAATGTTATTCCATCAAATGTCATTAGGTATAGTTCTGGAACGCCTGCGTTAACAACGTTAACAATTGCGTTCATATCATCATTACCTAAACCAAATTTATATGTATTTGCTGAAACGTATCCAGCAATAAGATTATTTCTTGTTCCAGTACCCTGTCCACCAATTACATACTGATTTGCAGATCCTGCTGTTTTGGTAGCAACATAAACAATTGTAAAAGATGAGTTTGCAATATATGCTAAAGTTTGATCTGAAAATGGCATATTAAATGCTGTTCCATCAAAATAAACTGCGCCTAAGCCATTAATACCAGTAGGAAGATAAGTTGGCTGTTGTGCTGCAACTGCCTGTGTGAAATTTCTTGCATTTATTGTTTTATCTTTCCACAAAGAAACCTTATTTGAACCATCTCTTGTAACAGTTCCTGGCAAAGCTGCATCCACCCAAAGTTGCAATCCTTTTTCAGTAAAACGATTTCTTCTAAAGATAGAACGTTGATTACCTAGCATTATTTACACTTCCTCCAATGGCTTGCTTGGCCATTCAATCTCTGAGACTGTTCCAGCTGATTTCTTAATAGCCTCTAGAGCTTTAACATAATCTTTTGCAGGTTTATCTGTTCTGTTAACCATTGAAAGTAACTCAAAATCTACGTGAGCCTCTACATTTGATTTAATTTCTTCTACAGACAGTTTTTCTTTTTTAACAGAATAAACTTTTTTCCCATCAACGTAAGGTTCAACAGAAACTAATTTTTCTGTGTCTTTGTTGTAATCAATTTTAGTAATAACTTCTACCAAGTCATTTTCTTTAATTACTGATTTAATACCTTCAGCACCAACTGACACATTTAGAATCTGCTCTACTGTGCCGTATGCGACAACCTTGTTGCCTTCAATTACGGCGTACATGTTAAGCGCTCTCTTTTACGAAATATGTAATTAAGCAGGTACCAGATCCACCAAATCCTGAAGTTGCACCTTCTTGGCAACCTCCACCGCCGCCGCCAGTTCCATCAATTCCTTGAGATGCAGATGTTCCATATGGTGAATATGAAACTCTTGAACCTCCTGCACCACCGCCATTTGAACCAGAGCCCATGCCCCAGTCTCCGCCGCCGCCACCGCCACCACCGAATCCATAGAGTCCAATTCCGCCATTTCCTCCACAGCAATTTTGATCAGATGAAGATCCCTTATATTCTCCAGATCCACCCATAGATGCACCTTCGCCACCGTTAGCACCAGATGTATTGTGTGAACCTTGTCCACCATATGTGTACCAAGAGTGGTGAATCATCATACATCTTCCATGTTCTCCTGCGCCACCTGCGCCACCGCCGCCGCCACCAGCTGAGTGTGAAGATTGTCCACCGCCACCGCCAGATGAGCCACCAGAGCCTTGTTGTCCAGTTTGTCCATATCCGCCACCACCGCCACCGCCACCTGCAGTTAAGAATGAACCAAATGTTGAGTTTCCTCCATTACCACCATTTGTATTTGTATTTCCAGAAACTCTGCTTCCTCCGCCACCAATTGTTACAAGAATGTTTCCGCCTACTGGAACTGAAGAAATATCTACGAATCTACGAACTACTTGGCCTCCTCCGCCACCGCCGCCAGCGTGTCCAGAATTGTGGCATCCTCCGCCTCCTCCACCGCCACCAACTAAAATAACTTCAACTGAAGACATTGTGTTGGCTGGACGAGTCCAGTTACCAGTTGCATTAAATTTAACTGTTACTGGTTTAAGAAGTTTTGTTTGAACTCCACCAGTTGCAGAAATAACAGATGCCAATGTTGCATTTGAGTCTAGTGCAACCTGCATGTTGCTTTGCATTGTTGAATCTAGTCCTGGTAGGACTGTTAGCTTTGTGGTGGAATTTACGGCCATTTTTTATTTCTCCTATACGTTTAGATCGGCAAAAGCATATGCACCATAGATTGTGCTTCCACCGTTTCTTGTGTAAAAATTAAGTACTGTTGTATTTGTTGAAAGAAGTGGTGCTACGTTAGAAGCTCCACCGCCATCCCATTTAATTGATGCAGGCCATGTAATTGTATATGAGCCTCCACCCTTAATTTCAACTTGCCAAAATGCTGCTTTAGCTGTTGATGGGATATTTGTAAAAGCAACAGTAGCATTACCTGCTACTGTAAATGCAAAGACGTTATATGAAGAAATATCACATGTTGCTGTGCCATTTGCTGCAATTGTTCCCTTTGCTTCTACTGCTGAAGGAATATTAAAATATGTATATCCCTGACCATTAATTGGTGCCTGTAGATATGTATAAGTCCAAAGCGCTGGGCTTATAGATTCTGGTATTGATGTAATTGGCATTATTCATTGCCTCCCGTTACTGTTGGAGAAGCTGGTTTTGGGTTTCTTGGGTCATTTGGATCAAACTTATATTCTTGCGAACGAAGTGCATCATCCTCTGCCATAACTCTTGCTGCTTCTGCCAAACTTTCTTCTGTTACTGTATCAGCTGGTATTTCTGGAGCAATAAATTTTGTTCCATCCCAAGTAAATCCTGGAGAGACATATGAATAAGGATGATTTGGATCTTCCCAATCATGACAATCGATAACTTCACAAGCGAACTGTTCTGCAACACCTGCTTTAAGTTGCTCTAAATCATCTGATTCTGCTGGTAGTAATATTACATTTTCTACCAAGCCATTTTTAACTAATGCTGTTCTTCTCACTATGCTGTCTCCTTTAGCCAATAAGTAATTATACAAGTTCCGCTTCCACCAACTCCAGAACATGCTCCGTTATCGGCTCCGCCACCGCCGCCGCCAGTTCCAGTAATTCCAGGTTGTCCAGTGCTTCCATAAGGACTTCCATTTCCTGCGCCACCTGCGCCACCGCCATTTGCGCCATTACCCATAGCGTGACGACCTGAACCGCCACCGCCACCGCCTAGTCCATAAAGTCCTTGTCCACCATTTCCACCAGTTGTTGATTGAGAGCTAGAATTTTGTCCAGCCATTCCGTGTCCACCAGTTGATGAACCTTCATCTGTTGTTGGTGTGTGTGAACCATGTCCTGCATACATTCTCCAAGAATGTTCTTGG